AATTCCGACAAGATCGTTACAAATGTACATTGGCGATGCTTCGACTCAAAAGAAGCTAATGGAGAGTTACACACTGCAGACAATTATGGTTCTGTAGCTCTTGACGAGATAGCAGCGGACGCAGCGGGGTTTATTGCTTATAGCGACTTGACTGAAACAAAGTGTTTAGAGTGGTTATATACAAAAGTAAATAAAGCTGAAATTGAAGAGCGCATAGAAGAATCAATAGCTGCAAAAGTAAGTCCCTCTGTAAAATCTGGCACACCTTGGTAAAATGAGTGAATTATCTTCCAATGAACTCGCTATGCAAGCTCTCCAGAAAATCGCAGAACACGAGAAAGAATGTGGTGAAAGATGGATGGAGGCAACCCATGAGTTACGAGAGCTTAGAAAGCAGACTGACTCGCATGCAGCCCGTTGGGAGCGCGTGGCATGGTTACTTATTGGCACGGTCCTCACTACCTCAGGGGCTATAGTAGTTACATTATTTAAGGATTTAATATGAGTAAGAAAAGATCTCGGAGAAATACTAAAAGCTTTAAAAAATCTAGAGCGCGTGCTGGTATTCCCAGGCAAGATCTGAGGTCTGGTGGACGTGTTGGTTTTGATCAAGGCGGTACACATGAAACAATAGAAACTGATTCTGGTATAATATGGGTGGGCCCGAATGGTCATGTACATAATAAAAAACCATCAGGACAGGATGACGGTGGTGGGGATGGTGGAACAAAACCTCCGATAGAAGCTCCTCCTCTGTACGATGAAACAGAAGTTAAAGCTGCAAAAGAGTTAGGTCAGCAGAGAACTACAGGAGAAGCTTTAGCTTTCCCTACATTTGGGCAAGATCCTTCTAAATTAGTTAAAGACACTGGTGTAGATCCTTCTACTATAACTCAAAAAGAAGATATAGAAGAAATAGCAGCTTCTGATTATATTAGTGCAGAAGATGCTAAAGCTTCTACTTATAGAACTAGAAAAGGTAAAGCTGAAACTGCTGTAGGTGTAGGTAGACCTTTTACTCCTGAAGAAATGCAAGAAAATTGGAAAACCAGTGATGAGTATCAAGTAGCTGTTGAAAAACATACACCTGAAGCTGTAGGACGTATCGAAGATAAACTTAAAAAATTAAAAGAAGATTATGATAAAAATAAATCAAGATTAGGTAGATCTGGATTAGCTAATTATGCAAAAAATAAAGCTAAATTAAAAAAACAACTTGAAAAATATCAAGACAGAGCTGATGAAGCTTTACAAAAATCTTTTGAAGAATGGTCAAAATCAGCACCTAAAACTACAAAAGCTGTAGATGCTATAACTTATGATGCTGCTAAAGCTGATGATTTAGCTGCTACTGTTGGTGCTACTGGAACTGTTTCAAAAGAACCTACAGCCGCTTCTGCTGATGTAACTGCTACTACTGCTGCACAACGAGACACAGAACAAGAAGAAGCTGCAAAAGCAACTGCAGTAGAAAGGCCAGGAAAAAAACTTTCTCCTGAAGAACAGAAAGAAAAATTTTTAAAAAGTGCCGAATTTAAAAAGGGTGAAAATGTTATATCACCTACGGTCATGTCTCAATCTTCTGATGGTCAGTGGTGGCCTAATCCCGCTCAAAGAGATGCTTACGAAGAATGGCTCAATAAACAGCCTGAAATAACTTCTGAATATGCTGAAGGTGTTACTACTGATGAAACTTATGAGATTGCAGATGATATAAGTGAGCCTACTGTAACTACCAGAACTGGTAGAGACATATCTCCAGAAGTTATTACAAGACTTACTAATCTTGCTCAAGAGCGTGGAGTTGCTTTAGAAGATCTTCCTGAGTATAAAAATCAGATAGCAACAAGAACCGAACAGACAGGTGAAGCTGCTACTAGGATTGATCCTGTGACTGGTCTTCCTATTGCTCAAGATATGGGAGATGCGGCTGCACAGATTACTGATCAAGCTACAGCCGAGTACTACGCTGCTGATTACCAACCTCAGGGTGGCAATACTGACATTGATGATACCCCAGCATTTCAAAAAGCTGCTACAAGGGTAGAACAGGTTCAAGAAGCTGCTAAAAGAATAGCCAAACAACTAGGAGAGGCTCCTTCTTTAGATTTAGAAGGCCGAGAAGCAATATTAGGTGAACCTCCTGTAGGTACTGCTGCAGAAATTGGTGGTATACCTACCTTTGCTGCTGCTCAAATGGAAGCTGTTAAAGGCCGAGAAAGGATGGCCGGTGCTGCAGTTATGAATGAAGTTGTAGCTGACCTTCCTGAAGAAATTACAGCAGCTATTTCAGAAGATCCTGCAAAAGTAACAGCTCAATTAGATACTGATCCTGATCCTAAAGTAATAGCAGCAGTAGCGGCTCTTCCTGAAGAAGCTTTAGTATCTACACAGATGAGTAATCTTCTTGCTGGTATGGAAGAAGGTAAGACGCCTTTATGGGCAAGACCGGCAGTAGCTGCTGTAGAACAGATGATGGCTAGTAGAGGCTTATCTGCTTCTTCTGTAGGCCGTGATGCTTTGTTTAATGCAATTATTCAAAGTGCTTTACCAATGGCTCAGAGCAACGCTCAAGCTCTACAACAAAGGGCACAGCAAAATCTTAGCAACGAACAACAGGCTAATTTAGCTTCTGCACAGAATACTATGCAAGTAAGAATGCAGAATCTTGCTAACAGACAAACTGCAGCTTCTCAAACTGCTTCTATGGCTCAACAGATTAAAGTACAGCAGGGACAGTTTAATCAGCAGGCAAAAATACTGTCTGGTGAACAACTTCAACAAACTGAAATGGCTAATTTCCAGGCTGCTCAACAAAGGGCTTCTCAGGAATCTAGTCAAAGACAACAGGCTGCTATTGCTACACTTAGTGCAAATGCACAGATGGACTTAGCTAACTTAAAAGCTGAAAGTCTTAGAGCTGCTAAAGACATGGATGCAGAGTCTGCTGGCCGTTTAGCTAAATATAATGCTGATATAAATAAAATTATGCGTCAAGCTGATTTTGAGCAGGATATGGAAAAAGCTAATATTAGTGCAGAATTACAAATAGAAGCTATAGACCTTAATAATTTAAATTTAGCAGCTAGAGATAGAATGACTGCTGAACAACAAGAACGTCTTACAAATTTTCAAACTCTTGTAGATTTTAAAAAGACTAATGTACAGTTAGCCCAACAGATGGAACTTGCTAATTTAAGCAATGACCAGCAAATGAGGTATGCAGAACTACAGGATAAAATAGCTACAGATTCAGCTAACTTTACTGCTGATAATCAATTTGAGCTTGCTGAATTAACAGCTAAGATACAAAGATCTGTTAGACAAGCTGAACTTGATCAGCGTATGGAAGAAGTTAATCTCGATGCGAAATTAAAAGTAGAGCTTTCAGAACTTTCTGAAAAGAACGCTACTTCTAGAGCTAATATGACAGCAGAGCAGCAGACAGATCTTGCTAATTTAAACACGTTAGTAGATTTTAGGAAAACTAATGCTCAGTTTGCACAGCAAATGGATCTTGCTAATTTAGCTAACGAACAACAGATAGAACTTGCTGAGCTTCAAGATAGAATTTCTACTGATGCTGCAAACTTTACTGAAGAAAATAGATTTCGTTTTCAAGAGTTAAATACTCATGTTCAAGTTATGTCTATGAACGAAGAGTTAAAACAGAGAGCAGATTTAGCTAAGTTAAGTATGCAAGAAAAAATAGAATTAGCAAATCTTGATTCTAAAAATAGAGCCGATTCTGAAAGTATGTCTGCTGAAAACGTAACTCAGTTACAAATGTTTGAGAAACGTATGAGGGCTGGGGAAGTTAATGCACAGCTTGCACAACAGATGGGATTAGCTAACTTAAGTAACGAACAATCAGCAGCTATGTTTAATGCTCAAGTAAATGCTAATTTAGATATGACACAATTTAATTTTGAACAGCAGACTGAATTAGCCAATAGTAAGTTTTTACAAACTATGACTGCTACAGATTTAAATAACAGACAACAAACTATTATGCAAGATGCAGCATCTTTAGCGGCTATGGATATGCAAGCTGCGGATTTAAAAACTCAAGCTTCAATACAAAATGCTAGAAACTTCTTACAGATGGACATGGCTAATTTGAATAATGCTCAACAAGGTATTATTTTAGATCAGCAACTTCGTCAACAAAGAATACTATCTGATCAAGCTTCTGAAAATTCTTCAAGACAGTTCAATGCTACTTCTGCAAATCAAGTAAATCAGTTTAATGCTAATATGGCTCAACAAATGCAACAGTTTAATGTTACTCAGCTAAACGCTATGGAACAGTTTAATGTTGCTGAAAAAAATAGAGCAAGAGCTATAAATGCACAAAACGAAACAGATGTTAGTAAGTTTAATGCTCAAATGGAAACGGCTGCTAGAGAATTTAACTCTAAATTAGATTTCCAAAGAGAACAGTGGAATGCTGCTAATGCTCAAGCAGTTGAACAATCTAATGTTGAATGGCGTAGAAAAGCCAACACAATAGATACTGCAGCACAAAATACGGTTAATGCTCAGAATGCTCAAAATTCTTTTGCAATGAGTACGGCTGCTCAGGCTCAGATGTGGCAAGAAATAAGAGATCAGTCAAATAGAGACTTTACAAGAGAATTAACTAGGAACGAAAGAATTGTAGCATTAATTAATTCTGGACTAGCAAGTGAATCTTTTATGACAAATGTGGAGTTTAAATTTAAAAGAACTAAGTTATTTAAGTTAATGGAAGAGATAACAGGAGTAACACTATAATGGGATTTTTTTCAAAAGTTTGGAAAGGTGTAAAAAAGACCTTTAAAAAAATCGGAAAAGGTATAAAAAAAGGTTTCCAGAAATTTGGTAAGTTTATGGGCAAGATAGGATGGCTTGGTCAGATAGCTATGTCAATGATATTGCCAGGAATTGGTAGTCTTTTTGCTAATGGATTAGGAAGTATGCTTGGACTAAGTAAGATTACTTCTTTAAGTCAGTTAGCAGGAAACTTAGCTGGAAGTACAAACATGTTTGCAAAAGCTTTGGGACATACTATGGGTGTAGGAATCCAAGCAGTAAACCTTGTAAAAGCTCCTTTTGAAAGTATTACGAAAGTAATAACTAACTTTGGAAAAAGTGCCATGAACGGCATGTCTCGTTTTTTTGGAGGTGGTAATGTTTTTGATGGTCATACTTTTACATCAGGAATGAGTAAAGACTGGACTAAAATTAAACAGGGTATCACAGGTGCTGAGTGGAGAGGTGTTAAGGCTACTAAGGTAGATATAAACACAGCTATTGCTAATGGTACTATGCCGCGAGTTAAAAACAGTGCGGGAGAAATAATAGAAATGAAAGACGGTAACAAAATTACTGCGGCCTACGACCCTAATACTGGTAAAGGTGGTTATGTTGATCCAATAAAAAAAGATAAATTTAAGGTAGTAGACCAATACAAAGTTGATGATGAGTGGACTTCTGTCAAACCAGATGATATTGGTTCAGTTGAATATGACACAAGAACAGTAAAAACGAAAAGCGAGTATAAATTTACTCCTCATAAATTAGAATATGATAAAGCAGTACCTTTTCAATCAGGAAAAGCAAATATAAGTTTTGAAGGTACTGACCCCCTTTACTCTGAGCCAGAACTTTTTGATATTGCAGATGAAAGTGGAGATTTTTTCCGTTCTACTGAAGACAAAGGATTTTTTAAAAGTCTTCTTAGTCCTAGCAGGATAATGGATAAGGCGCAAACAGCAGTTGTAGGTCAAACTGTAAATCTGGGTTTTCAACGTGCTATGGGTCAAGATCAACCAGAATATGAACAAGCTTGGACTGGACGAAATATGTACTCACCAAATCCACTAGTTGCTCAACAAACTGCTATGTCTTTAAATCCACAGTCGCAAGTACAAAACTACGCTTTAGAGATAAGAAAATTATTAGACACTTCTCCGGGGTATCCTCTTAATCCTGTGGAACATGTATTAAATCCCGGACTATATGAACAAAATCTAGCTAGAAGGTTGACACCATAATGTCTGAAATAGATGAAATGTTTTTTAAAGAAGGGACTTCACTAGACGGAGCAATTCCGGGGGAATCTTTAACGGTTAGTCCAGATGATCCTAGACCTTGGGAAAGTCCTCCTCAGATTGTTACTAAGAGTGATGGCTTAGAATATTATTTTGATTTGTTTACATCTGAAGAAATCTATGACCCTTTAATGGACTCTTTAGAAAGTGGTGTTGCAGTCATGGATCTAGTAAAGACTTTTCTTTACCAAGGATTTCAAGAAGGTCTTTTTAATCCCGACATGATGCTTATCTTAGCAGAGCCTTTAGCTTACATGATAGCAGCTTTAGCAGAGAGAGCGCAGATTGAATTTGTTATCCAAGATGATGAGGATGATGACGAGGAAGATGTTTCTATGTTTGGACAGGCTGTAGGAACTATAGAAGAACCAGAGCCGGGAGAAGAATTTCCTGACAGAGTAACAGAACGGTTAGAAGACGATCAGCCAATGCGTGCTGAATCATTATTAGGAGCAAGATAATGGCTAATCTTTTAGAAGGTATTGGGCAAGCATACGCTCAAGATTATAGAAATGTTAGAAAAGAACGTGAAGAAAGAGAAAAAGATTATTTAAAACAAAGATTAATGTATATGGCTCTTTCGCCTATAGGTGAAACTTTAGTTCAGGGTGCAGTAAATTTTATTAAACAACCTTTTGCAGAAAAGCATGAAGATTTTGTAGAAAGAGAAAATGCAAGAGGCGGCATCATTCAGCAAAGAAGAAACGTAGAAAAAGAAGTAGATGCAGTTCAAAAAACAATAGATACTTGGAATGACACAGCAGCTCAAAACGGCATGAATATTTATGACGCAGCTAGACATACTCAGCGAGTACGCTCTAATGATGAGTTTAATAGAATTGTCGGAAACGATTGGAGAACGGCTGTACGCTACACTCCAGAACAACGAGCAAAAATTAATTCTGTTTTTGAAGCTATGCAAAGTACTATAGATGAAAATAGTGTAACTTTAGTAGACGATTCAATTAAATTTGTTGAAGATTTTGGCAAAGGAAGATTTAGAAGTTCTGAAGATATTGAAAAAGCTTTAGAAAAAAATAAACTTCATGGGAATGCGGGTCAAATTTTATTGCGAAAGGTAAAGGGTATTTTTTCTGATGAACCAGTTGATCTAAAAGCAAAAGCAAGAGCAGAGGCAGCACCAAATTTTTATAGTTTTTTACAAGATAGAACAGAGTATAACGACTCTCTTGCTAGGGCGCGGCGAGGAATAAATTATAATTTAAAAGAACAAGGTTTAGAAGATATTGTTGAGACTGCTACTGAATCAGAACGTCAACGTCAAGTAGCCCTAAGAAAAAGCGAATCCGAAAGGCTGCGACTGGACGCAATGAGAAGGCCATTTGAAGAGCGAGAACTAGCACAACAAGAGCATTTTAATATTTATATGGATGGTGGAAAAGGAGCATATTCTGAATTAACAAAGGATTTAGACACCCTAGCTACAAGAGCTTTAAAATTAGGAATAGACTCTGGTAAAATTACTTACAAGAATTTTGAATCCTCTGTTGGTCAGTACATTAATAATAAAGATGGTCAGGGATTGATTGCTAGTAGAGTTAGAAGTATAAAGAACTATGAAACTTATAACAAAATAAAAACCGGAGGTCTTTCTGCAGTAATTTCAGAAGAAAATTTACCGCTTGCTAAAAAACTGTTACCTTTTTTCTCAGAAGAAAATTCTTATCAGTTTGTTAAAGAAATAAATTCTGGAGATCAAGATGGGTTTTATACTAGTAAAGCTATTAAAAAGCTTGCTGAAGATAACGTAAGTAGAATTAGTTCTGATTTAATTTCTAGTTCTGCAGAAAGTTCTCTTAGGAAGCAACAAGCTTTACTTGACCGTCACATTGAGGTATTTATTTCAAAAGCAGAACAACAACCGGGAATTTCTATTTCTGATGCCAAAAAAATAGAACTGGAAGGAGACTTAAGAGGCAAGATTGTTACAAGAATTAGGGCTGAAGTTAATCAAAGATTAGGAAATGTTCTAGAGGACTATCAGATATTTGAAGTAGGAAAATCTAGAAGCGCCTTGACTCTACTTACTGATGATTTAGCACAGTACGGAGCAGCTAATGGGTTTAATTTTAATGAGTATCAAATCAGCGAAGAGTTAGAAAAATCTTTTTCTGATGTGTCTGAAGGAATAATTACAGTAGAAACAGATCTAGACATAGACCCACCATCTAGATTTCTTACTAATGAATCCATCAGTAAGGCTGTAAAAGATGGACAATCTAAAGCAGTTGCTCTTAGTCATGTGAAGACTCTTGATGCTGGTGGGGAAATTACCAATCCTAAGCTTCCACTTATGACCTCTAAAGATTCTTCACTTGTTTATGACAGTGGAACTTTTAGATTTACATTAGATAAGGTAGCAGGTAGGGCTGCTGCAGACTGGGATAATATAGAAAATGTATTAGGAATGTTTTCTGATGAAGACGCGGCTATAATTAAAGCAGATATGCAATCTAGACAACTTGTAATAAAAGATCTAGAAGAAAAATTAGGCATGAGCTATCCAGAAGCTAGTAAAATTACCAGAAAGCATAAAGCTAGAAATCTTTTTACTCCTCCTGAAGATCAAGAGGAAAGTCCCGCACAAAAAATGAGAAATAATTCAGTATTTAAACAACTTTCTAAAGAATTAAGTAGGTTAGATTTGCCGGGACTTGATACAGATGTTGTTTCACCTTTTGGTGATAAAGTTTTATTTAAGAATAATAAAACTTATGAATTTATAATGGGTGAAGAGTTTTCAATTGAAGAAGAGTCCCCGTCTATTGAAGAAGAGTCCCCATCTGTAGTTTCAGGAACTCTTTTTGATCCTGAATTAAGGCGTCCTCTGGAAAGGGATAAAGCACTACCCGCAGATATTGATCCTGACGATTATTCTTTTGGACCTGTGGCTGAACAACAGATTACTTCACGCTCACCTGAGTTAGGTCCGATTCAAGGCCCAGCTAACTCTTTTGTAGAAACTGGAGATGATATAATAAGAGAGGTGGTTAATTTAATACCTATTGATGATAAACAAAAAGAAAATCTTGTTACTTTTTTAGATGAGATAGCTACAGTAGAAAGTAATAAAGGTACAGACAGAGGAACATATGATATATATTCTGGAGATACCGGAAGAGGATCTTTAGGTGTATTTCAAATGGATGAAGTAGCTTTTGATGAAATAAAGAATAGAGCTGTTGGAGATAAAACTTCTTTTAAAAAGTTTAAAAAACATTTAGGTGTTATTAATGGGTTTTTAAAAGATACTATAGGTAAGAATATGAATACTATTAAGTACGAAGATTTAAAAGATGACAGAGTTAATGCTCTTTTTGCTAGATTGTATCTTTTAACAAAACCAGAGGAAATACCCGATAGTGTAGGACAAAGAGCAAATTATTATCTTAAATATTATAATACTAAGTCAGGTAAAGGAACTTTTGACAGATATTTAAAAGCTGTAGGTTATGAACCTTCTCCTCAAAGTCTTCTCTCAAGAACTCCTGAAAGTTTTGGAAGGCTTAATTCAGAAAGTGCCACGCAACGAATATTTTAATTAAGGAAATATAATGGCAATTATATTAAATCCAGAAGAACAAAAATATTATGATGAACTACTTAAACAATCTTCTGATAAGAAATATCAAACGCCTCAAATAAAACTTCCTGAAGAGTATGAATCTTCTAAGATGAGACAGCTTCAGTACGGATTCGGAAAAGCTGACTGGCTAGGTACAAGTGCTTTTAGATACATAGCTGCTGGAGGAGATGAAGAACTTTTAAAAGAAAAAGAAAAAGAACGTCTTAGAGAGCTTGATAGAAAATATAGTGACCTTTCTGCAGCGGATAAAGAGTCTGGCTGGGCTTTGGCAGGTGAGATTGGATCTTATGTGATTGATCCTACTGCTGCGCCTTTGTATCTTGCAGGAGGTGCGGGTGTTGCTGCAAAGGGGGCACAGCTAAGTAACACTGCTCGACGCTTTTTAAGCGCAGCTACAATGGGCAGCATAGCTGCTGGAGACTATTCAATCAAAGAACTTTCTAAAGGCAATGAAATAGAGCCTCTTGGATTAGGACTTTCAGCAGGTATGGGAGCGGTAGGAGGTGCTGTATTCCTTCCTAAAAGTTTAAAACTAACTAAGTCAGATGAACCTCTTAAAACTATTACGACTACTGAGGGAAAATCTTTACCTTCTAAAGTAAAAGATAATCCTCTTCCTGACCTGGAACCTACTGAACTAGAAGCTTTAGAACGCTCTATATCTTCTTTTTATAATGAAGCTCCAGACACTATAGGAAAAACAGTTGGAAATTTTGGTAACGGATATAAAATAGCAGCAGCTAAAAAAATAGTAGAGCTTCACAGAAGACAAAGAAATTTAAGAAAAAGCTTTTCTATTCGTCCATTAACTGTAGATCAAGACAGAGCTTTTAAAGAACTTCAAGATCTACAGACAATTTTAAAAGATGATGATTTTAAAAGATTAACAAAATCTAGAAAAGAAGCTACTAAATTTTTAAGGCAAGAACTTCCTAAGTTAATCAGAGATGAAGCTGAAGATATTTCAGATAATGTTGTTGGAATTGCTGGTAAATTATCTGTTAATGGACACTTAAACGCAAACACTATACGACATGCCGTTTATAGACCTATAATGGGGTCTATGGCTGGGTTTGGTTTGGGTGCTGCTCATAGTTTATATAGTGACGAAGACTTTAATCCAGTACCTTGGATGGTTGCAGGGGCTGTTGGTGGGTTTGCTTCTAAAAAAATAGTAGAGAGTCAATTTGTTCCTTCTGTTAAAGAAGCTGCAGAAGTCTCAATTAAAGAAGTGTTATCTCACAATTTACGAGCGCAAGCCAATGTTTTTTTCTCAGGCGGTGCTGCTGCAAAAGCTCAAGCTTATGGTGGAAGAGTACATGATTTAAGCAGAGCTTTATTTCAGCAAGTAGGTAGTGGTTTGCAAGGAGCATCTAAAAATACTGTAGAAGAAGCATCTGAGTTACTACAACAAGAACTTAATCTTTCTTGGTTAAAGGTAATTGAAGATTTGGGTGTAGCAGGTGGAGGAAGATCAGAAGAAATAAGAAAAGCTGCTACTCTTCTTGAAGAAGGTTTTGAAAATATAGACACCTTGAAATCTAAGTTTTCTTTTGACGATGCAGAATTAGATAAAGTTGTTAAACTTGGAGAAGCTGGTAAAAGTTTAGTAGATAAACTTGCTGATGAAGTTACTAAAGTAGGTATGAACTGGAAGCCTAATATTGTAGACGGTAGAGTTCAATACGTTTTACCTCAAATGCACGATAAACTTAAAATGGCTACTACAGAAAAAGCCAGAGAAGTTTATAGAGAAGCTTATACTTTAGAAAAAATAGCAGATGCTGAAGCAGTAGGAAAGACAATAGACCCTGGAAAAATAAATTTAAATGTTATTGACGAGTGGTTTGATAGCATGGTTACTTATGGAAGATCTGATAAAGCACCTTTATCCGCTTTTTCTGACATAGCCAATAAAAAAATGAGACCTTTAACTTCTCATTTTGAAAAAGAGAGAGTTTTTAAATCTTTTGAAGCTAGAAAACTTTTGGCGGATGAAGGATTTCTTCAGACAGATATTGATCACTTGTTAAAAGAATATACTAGTAGCACTGTACCTATTGCAGAATTTGCTAGAAGATTTGGAGCTAATGGAGAAGGAATCACATCTCTTAAAAATGCTATTAGAACAGATTTTAGAGGCTGGATGAATAAAGCCAAAACAGAAAAAGAAAGATTAAGACTGGTTAAAATGAGAGACGACCATTTGAATGTCGTAAATGAAATGGTTGAAGTTTACTTTGGAACTGTTCACAAATCTAGTTGGGCTGCTAATAGTCAAATGTCTAATGCAGTAATGTCTACTATGGTAACAGGAGCTAATCTTGCATATCTTCCTAAAGTTGTAATAAGCAGTTTAGGAGAGCTTGCCCAGCCTTTTATGAACAGCGGAGCCTACAACGCTATGAAAGGTTTTGCAAGATCTTTAGATAAAGATACGGACATAGGCGCTGTAACAGGATTTTCTAACAGAGATGTGGCTTCTCACGAGTTAAGACAATACAGACTAGCTACTGCTAACCCTAATTCTACAGCGCAAAGGCTATCTACTAATGTGAACCAGACATTTTTTAAATACAATGGTCTAGTTCCTTTTACTAATTTTACAAGGCGATATGCTTATAACACAGGTATTGAAAGAGCTTTTGAAATAGCTAATAAAATTTCAACAAAAAGAACTACAGCACTACAGAACCAAGCAAACGCTGCTGGTCTTTCTGATGAGAGTATTAATATTTTAACAAAGTTTAAAAATGTTGATGAAGCTTTACAGGACGTAGACGGAAAAAGAATTTTAAATCTAGCAGGATCTAGGGCTGCAGACAGAGACGCTATTCTTCCTATGCTTTCTAATCGTAGAGCATGGTCTCAATCTAACGATCCTTATTTAAAATCTTTATTTCAATTTTTATCCTGGGCACAAGCAAAGACATCACAAACAAATGCTCTTATTAGTCGTATGGAAGACGGAGATGATGCACTGTTTGTAAAAATGATAGGATCTTTAGCCTTATATGATGGAATTGTTACTTTTAAATCTTTCTTAAACGATCCTAGCGGAAAATGGTTAGAAGAGAGAGATGAAGATTCATATAAAGAAGCTTACGCAACCTTGAAAAACATTGGAGCAGGTGTTCAACACAGTGGTAATTTTAACCATGTGTTGATAGATAAAATAGCTAGACTTGCTTCTGGTCATGGTGGACAGCACCCGTTAGAAAACCTAGTTCCTGTTATAGGTTGGGGTACTGAAATGTTTAAAAGCTATGCTCCACCTGTAGGAGATTTTGAAGGTTCTATATCTAGAAACATTAGGACAGGAGATTTTGAAGGTGCTACAAAGCAAGCTTTAAAACCTCTTCCTTTTGGAGATGAAGTTTTAGATGTGTTTGATTATGCAGGATACCCTATTGAAGATGAAGTAGTAAGAGAACCGACTGCTAAAAAAATAGGACGTTTATATTATGAAGGTGGTGGTGAAGTAGATATTGAAAGAGCTGCTGAAGAGCCTGATGAACGTATAGACAAAATGACTGGTGTCCCTTATGACCAACAGGCTGGGGGTGCTTTTGTAGATGTTGAAGATCCTTTAAGAAGACTTGGATTTCTTGGTGGAGGTATTGCGGAAGAAGACCCTCTGAGAAGACTTGGATTTGTTCAAGGAGGATTTAGCTCAATTGCAAGAGTTGCAACTAATATCTTAGGACGAACTACTGATGAAGTAATAGAAATTAATTCTAGAAATATAAATGTTGATTCAGTTAATTATGTTGAAGGTGGTAAAGTTTTAAAAGCTTTAAAAAGGAGTCAAAATGTATAAATACTTTACAGTAGATGAGCTTCATTGTCAACATTGCGGCAAGGACGGGATGAATCAAGTCTTTATGCAGCGTGTTGAATCTCTACGAGAGAAGGTAGGCTTTCCATTTATTATAAGCTCTGCCTACCGCTGCCCAGACCACCCCATAGAAGCCCGTAAAAGCTCTCCAGGGGCACATGCATCAGGGCAAGCCCTCGATATTACCTGTAGTGGAACTAACGCCTACGAGCTTCTGAAGGCGTCTCTGGCGATGGACTTCACAGGCATTGGGGTAAATCAGACAGGAACCTCCAGATTCATTCATCTTGACACTTTAGAAGACGCAGCAGGAAGGCCCAGACCTAGAGTCTGGAGCTACTAATGTTTGGCATCGGGGAAGCAGCAGCGATTGGAGCAGTTATATCAACTCTCAAATCTCTTAATGATGCTTTATCCACCATAAAAGAAACCGGCGGTCATGCCTCTGATATGGCTAATCTAGTAGGTAAATACTCAGATGTAGAACAGAGGATACAAGAAGTAGAGACGGCCAAAGGAGGCATACTGGATGTGAAACAATCTATGCAGCTACAGCTTGCAAAGCGTCAGGCCGAAAGCTTTAACAGAGCTTTAAAAGATAGTTTATTAATGAGTGGTCAAGGCTCACAGTATACTGAAATAATGACAAGAGTAGAGGAGTCTAAAGAAAGACATAAAAAGGCTATAGCTGAGTTGAAGAGAGCTAAAGCAAAAAGAAATAAAATGATTAAAGAAGTTTTAACTTATTTTGCTGCGGGTTTAATAGCTTTTGCAGTCTGTATGGCAGGATTGTTTCTTTTCCTTTGGTCACAATGATTATTAATTTAAATGCTTACAGACACGCTAGAAGTAAAGAAGCTGAGTTAGAGGTTTATAACTCAGAGCTTAAAAATAATCTTCTTCAGAAACAGCAGATAGACACTAACATAGCTGTCATTGAAGATATTATAAAAATTATTGAAAAAGAGATTGAGGAAGAGCAGGAATAAAATGGTTATCTATACAAAATTTGCCAAAATCCTTAGTGGCGGGAGAAAAGGAATAGCTTTATGGCCTTTCGCTTTTATAGTTCCAGAACTAAAAGATGATACGGACATGGTGACTCACGAAAAAATACATTTAGCTCAACAACAGGAGTTGTGGGTGGTTCCTTTCTATGTTCTATATGTATTGTTCTGGGTAAAAGGCTTAGTAAAAAGAGAAAACGCTTACTTGTCTATTCCGTTTGAAAAAGAAGCTTACGCCAATGAAAAAGATAAAGACTATTTAGAAAATAGAAAAAGTTTTTCTTGGGTTAACTACATATAGAGGCTAGGGGATGCTAAAAGAACTAATAGGTGGTTTAGGTGGGAAGGTAGTAGATGCTGTTTCTGCTCGTGGTGAACGTAAACATGAGGAGAAGGTTAAGAAGCTTGAGATAGAAGCTGCTCGACATAAAACTAAATTAGAGATGGCTATGAAAGGCCAGCAGATGGACAACTCTTGGGAACTTGAGCAAATCAGGAACTCAGGATGGAAGGATGAATTTGTTTTATTAATTCTTAGTATCCCTCTAATCCTAAGCTTTATTCCCGGTACTGTTACCTATGTAGAAGATGGCTTTAGAGCATTGAGTCAAACCCCTGACTGGTATCAGTGGCTCATCCTTGCAGTATTTGCTGCAATCTATGGTATACGCATATGGAGAAGAAAATAAATGGCTCACGAAGATCGTAAAGCAAGAATGTTAAAGAAATACAGACTGAAGGGAGTAAACAAACCTAAGAGAACTCCTGACCACGCTAAGAAGTCACATGTTGTTTTAGCTCAAGAAGGACACAAGCTCAAGCTTATAAGATTTGGAGAGCAGGGTGCTAAGACCGCAGGTAAACCTAAGAAGGGTGAGTCTGATAGGATGAAGAAGAAGCGTAAAAGCTTTAAGGCTAGGCATGCTAAAAATATTGCCAAAGGCAAGATGAGCGCAGCCTACTGGGCTGATAAGGCTAAGTGGTGATAGAGCCTGTCTCCAGCAGCATACCAGTTTCTACTTGGTCTAAGAGTAGTCAGGTAGAGTACGTGACTGAAAATAAAAGACTGGGAGAAGAGCGCAGACTTTCTAGAGTTTTTAGAACTATCTTCTATGAATTTCAAGATGGAACTGTTAAACTACAAGACTACACTTCTGACAGATCAACTGTCGATTTAAACGTATGAGGGAATATAATGGATGATACGATACAATTCATAGAAACGCCAGAATCTACAGTACTCAGAATCAACTCAGACGCTATGTCTCATTTAGGAACAACTCTTTCAGAATCTTTACAATACGAAGATGAGAGCATGAAGAAAACTATTTTATCTTTGATACAACAACATAGTGCAATTATTCTAGAAACCAGCAACAAGATAGTAATGAAACAGAAATTAAATATTCAAGCTGTTAGCTAAGAGCGTTTAATTCATCTTCTATAAACTTGTGTAAGTTCTCAAGCTTAGGCTCAAGTTCTCTTAGAATCTTTTTTATAGATACAACATCTTCTTTGTAGAAGACCTTATCTACTTCTTCTTTAGGAAACTTTGAGTACTCACTCATCAAGTTTCCAGATGGATCTATAAAGATTTTAAAAGATATAATATTAGCTTCGTTCATCAAGTTTTTCTTCTACCACTAGAATCTTTTCTTTTGCAGCAGCTATCTTTTCAATCATAGCATCCATAGATTTTATAATATCAGGATGTTCTGCAACACCTACAGAGTTGTATAGGTAGTTTTCTAAGTTAGCAGTAGCTGTAGCTATCTCTGCTTCGTAAGTCATTTTAAGAGCTACTAAGTAGTCCATCAGTTATTCTCCTCAGTTAAAACTTTCCAAGATATTTTAAAATCTTCTGTCTCAGCTATCTCACTACTAATAAGCTGAGCAATTTCCTGACACTCTTTCTGGGCATCATCGTGATCTCTAAGTTTTACTATCCTGGCAAAAGCCGCAAGAGATCCTGTCCAAATCCATTCTGTCATCATACTCTGAGGCAGAACCATTCTAGCTTGTTCCGGCGCTCCTCCTTTCTCAAGGAGTGTATCATATAACAGTTCTGAAGCTTTTAAAAGCTTTGTGTAACTAGAAAAAAGAATGTCATCGTATACAATTATATCATCAGATGAGCCTTGTTTCTTGTTCTCTGCTCTCTTCCGCCATACCGGAGGGGTATAGAAAGAGACATCAGAGTCTACGTATCTTCTACTAACTTCGTTCCAAACCAATCCTACCTGATGCTTGCCTAACTGTCTAGCAATAAACACAGGTGCTGAGATCCTGAACTGTAGTTGAGCATGTCCGAAAGGAGTCCAGTGTTTGTGTTCAGCCAAGTAAGTTATCAAACCTTCATCAGATTTACGCATCTTTGAAATTTCTTTATTAAAAGAAACACGAGCAGCATTAACAACGGTTTTATCGCTGCCCATGAAATCTATTAGTTTAACTCTAAGCAAGAATAAATACCATTACACCTAGAATAAAAAGAAATAAACCAATCAAAGCTAACTGTTCATGTTCTGTAACATATCCCATGTAAAGATCCATGAAAATGTTTTCAACATATTCTACAATTTTCTTAATCATAGTTCACACACTCCTGATACACAAGCAAGCGTCTGCATACCTTCTGTATTGTCATCATCTTCTTCTAAGTCCCAGTCCATAGCTAAGGGCATTTTATCATTTAGTATTTTATAATCTTCAAGGCTTATCTTCTGATAGGGAGCCTGCTTATATACATGCTCTGACTCTGGAAGAAAGCTAATACCGCTAACGCTATCAAAGTTTTCCCATATCCACTGACATACTGCAAAGAATGAATCATCATTATAGTAACATGTCATTGAAGGTTTATGCTCGCACCAATTGTCTTGATAGATCTTCCAGAGTTTAAGCTGTTCTAAAGAACTAAGACTATCTACAGTCAGAGAACCTTCAGGAGACTTCTGAGGAAACGAGAATACCCAGTTAGAATTATTCATTACGTCTTCTTCATGGGGAAATCCAAAAGAGATCATAGCTGTAGCTAAAGGATCTTTCTTATCTGCACGTACAGTCCTGATATAGTAGTCACTAAACCTGGGATGGATACCAGAAGCACTGTCAGTTAACTGAGATACAGTACCAGACGGCTTAACGCAAGTTACAGCAGTAGATTGATTAATACCAAGTTCTTTAGCCATAATTTTATTAGTTTCTACAGCAATCTCCCGCAACTCAGATAAGAATCTAGCGGTAGCTACTTCTCCTGCACTGCCGTTGGTAATAGGACAATCCATAATACCTGTCAGAGAGACCCCAAGCAAAGCCTCCTCTTCAGTATTACGCTTCCAGATGTTACGAAGGTATCTAAAATCTGTCAAGGTAGCCTGTAAAGTTCCTAGAACTGTAGCACGCTGCACTTTAACCCTTAGAGTCTGCTTCGTATCTGTAGATCTTACTACAACTTCTGAAAGATTGCAGAACTGATACGGCCTGAGAATGATTTCAGAGCAAGGATTAGTACCAAACTTGTGATCCGTATCTCTTCTACCATTTCTAGCAGCCACATTCTTAGCTGCCACACGGCTAAAGATACCACGCTCTCCTGATTTACTTTCATAGAGACGCTTCATCTCACCTACGTAAGTATCAAAGTCTGGCTTTTCAGAATAAACAGCACTGTTATTAGCCAAGGCTCGCTGACCGTTAGTCAAATACCACTCACCATTCTTAGCATTAGACATACGGTTGTCTGTGACATTGCTCAAGCTAATCAAAGCAGACCTACGTACTCCTCCTACTACAACAATGTCAGCTATCTTACATACAAGATCATGGCATTCAAGAGACGTAAGCTTCCTACCAGCAGCGCCTTTAAATAGATCTACTGTGAAATTGAACAAGTCTGCCAAAGGCTCTGGTCCTGAGGCACGACCACCAAAAGTCTTTAGCCTGGCTCCTGCTGGACGTACTCTAGTTAAATCGCACTTAGGTACTTTTCCAGCGTACAGAAGGCTAATAAGCTCTCTGAATGCAGAGGCCCATCCAATCTTACTATCAGACACAACAATAGTTGATTCTGTTACATGAAAGCTATCAGCAACTACTGGTAGCTGAGTAACGTAGTCTCTTTCTACGCTAAAGCCGACTCCTGTACCATTTAGGAGGATATACATTAGCTCATCGAAGGAGCGAGGATTGTCAATAGGAAGATAAGAACAGTTATATCCTGCTACATTGTCACGATCAAGAGCATCCCCTGCCGTCATCATGCAGCGCATAGAAGGCATAATATCGTGACTATGTATAGAAGCATAAAGATCATCCCAATCAATTTCAAACTGATCAGGATTCCTTTCTTTAAAGAAATTAATATATCTTTCTACAGTTTCTTTCCAAGTTTCTCGACGCTTCTCGTCATCTAAATAACGTGCGTATCTGCTTTTATGGATATAGTGTTGGTATTGATCCATTAGTCTGCATCCTTCATATCTTCTTGAGCCTCTAATTCTTGAATTTGTTGAGTCTTTAAACGCTTAAAATTTTTCTGAGCTTTTAAAGGTTTACCCTTAAACTGCTTACGATTGTATCGTTCTCGGCGCTCCTCTTTACGATCTAATTTCTTCTTCACTGTAAAGCTCCAATAACTTTTTTTCGTACCACTCAGCCTTATTTAAATCCTCTACGCCATTTTTATATGGATACCTCCAACGGTACTTCAGAGAGTTCCCGCGAAGGTATCCAATATACTCTTCTTTAGAAAGCATTGCTTTGATACCGTCAATACATTCTATATCACCCTTATTATAGTGGGGAGGCTTGTTAACCATATCATAATTATGATGTAAGGGGGCTTTACCGTAATCGTTTTTTAATGAATCCCATTCTCCAGGTTTAATATTATTAATGCTCATTCCATCTCCAAATTTATTTTATCATTACGTTTCTTGAAATCTTCTGTCTCTCTGGCAGAGCAATCTATCCACTTGGTAGGCATAGATTCTTCACTATACCACCTAAAACCATTAGCTCCTGCCCACTCAGCGTGAGATCTCTTTGTACCATCTTTCCTAACTTTAGATCCCGGCATAGGTGCAGAAGGATTAGCAAACAAAAACACAAGTTCAGTATTCTTAGGAAGATTTTTCTTAACCCAGATGTATTTAGTGTACTCAGCATGATCCCAGAATCTGCCTTTAGATTCAAGTAAGATTGTTTTCCTACCAATCTTTCTAACAAAGTCTGGCTCGTAGGTATGCTCTATAACATACGATATTTTATTTACGTGATGATCCCAATCTTTTAGTATTGACTCATGTAGAATAGCTTCCCACATAGAATCATATGTAGTATTAAATCTTTTAGGACGCTTCTTTCTAGCTTTTCTTAATGTAGTTTTTCTTGTAGCGATGTCAGCCTCCTATCTAAAAATTCTTTAAGAATAATAAGATCATCATAATCTAGTTCTGTGTTCAGAATCATTATCTTATTAGCAAGCATCACTATAAAATGATCTACTGTCATTGAACTAGCATCTTCAGGCATTTAGATCTTCCAACGTAAAAGATTTTATATCCACTGAAGGATTATTTTTAATAATAGATTTTAATTTCTTTTTAATCCATCTAGGAGAATTAGGAGAAAGTCTTAGAGTTCCTTCTACAAGAGCATGGTATTCTTCAGGAACAAGATCACGATAGTCAGCATCATCAACCTTTAAAGCTTCTTCTTCAGGTAACAGAGTCTTGACCCACTCTTTAAAAAGAAATTCAGAGTGTCTGTTAATTTCTTTTAGTTTCTTATTGTTCAAAGTCTAGGCACCTGGGGTTCCTTAACAATTCTTGTAAAGTATTTAATTCCTGAAGCATACTTATAAGCAATAAGACCGTTACCGTGATTAGCATCAGACCAGCAGTCATACTTATAAGGACAGTAACTACAACTGGTTCCAAGACGCCTGTTACCACTCTTACCTTCAGGTACGTCAGGATAACATCTAGGAGGAAGCTCATCAACCTTTAAGTAATCTTTTATGCTAGAAATTCTAGCAGTTATATTAGGTTTACTAAATGGTCCTGGCCTATACAAAGTAAGCTCTCCTGACTCTTTGTTTATAGCCAAGAAGCCACCATCAGAAGTTCCTTCAGCAGCCTCGTACCCAGCTAACTGTGCCATGTATCCGAAAGGATCATCATTTTGTAACGTACCTTCTCTGAACTTTTTGAAGGCAAAGTTACTTGCAGTTTTAATATCGACTACTTCTCCATCAATCTTACAATCAATATGTCCGATGATACCATCTACAGAAACTTCTTTCTGCTGATCAGTTATAGAGTGTCCAGAAAGTTTTACAAGAAGTACTACAAGTTCTTCTAAGACGTGCCCGTATAGAAATTTAATAAGTGTAGGAGCAGAGAAAGTTTTCTTATCTTCACTCCTAGACTCAAACCATAATTGTCTAGCTGGCCTTCCTATGTTACTCATTCTAAGACCAGAAGTTTGTTTGTGGGGAGAAGACCAAGACCTAACAGCATCCTTGATCTTTTCCCCAAACTCTTCTATGACATCATCAGATAAATTTAGATCCTCACCTATCTCTAGTGGTGATAGTGCAGAATAAATGTCATCTATTAATGTACTAAGATCCATTATTTTTTAGTTCACTATAAAAATCTGCAACCTTTCTAATCTGTTCTGGAGTTGCTTGATTCTTAATAGAGTTAGCCATCATACAAACAACAATAACATTATCTGATTCGTATCCTCTACTATTATCAATTCTATCAAGAGAGGGAGAGTTCTTCCAACTATCTCTACCTACTTCAAACTTAATGTTTAGAATAGGACAATGCGTACCAAGTTTAATATCGTCTAATGTAAGATCAAAAAAGATATTACGACGGCGTGCCCTATCCTTAGCATGTCTCAGCATAGTTAAGCGATAATCTCTACTCTGAGGATTCTTCTCAATAAGCTCATACCTTGTTTTTCTATCCAAACCTTTACAAAGGCTGGGGGATTCATCTGGTTGAATGTTTACGAGTTTCATTTTTCCTCCCTATTATTTAAAAACCTAGAGCAAAAATCTTCTATGTTTTTAGAACGGTAATGTTTTTTGAAATGCATTCCATATGAAGACCATCTACCTGTAGTGTAATAATAAGAATATTTTTTACCGCTATTGCTATATACCCAGAGCATTTGTGCGCCAGCCTTAACTTCATACTCAATATTATTAGAATCTAAATATTCAGACACATCTTCTAATGTTTGATTAGTAGAATGTTTAAATATAGTTTCTCCTTTAGAGTTTATCCTGTCAAACTTCCAGCTATATTCTGTTTTAGATTCCATTTGTATCTGACTCTTTTTTCCAAGGATATTCTAATTCTGAAGTTATTTCTGAAATAACATCTTTATGATAATAAAGTTCTTCATCATGTACAGACAACCAAACTCCTGTTTCATTTTCAGTGTTATAGCCGAGTTCAAACTTATTGTGAAAGAAAGCAATATCTACTTTATCTGGATCAGCATGTATCCAAAGTGTTCTTTTCTTAGGATTAAAAATTTTTTTACGTGGTTCATACTGAATATCTAAACCGTCATCAAATGTAGCATAGAATCCCCCATACTCATCCGGCTCACAGGATATACTTTTTAAGTATACATCATCAGTGGGTTTCAGCCCAATTGTCTCCGACATTATACTCTCCATCTAGTGGACATTTAAGTTCTAAAACTTCTCCAGCATCTATAATTGCTTCAACACCTAGCTCACCAACCAAGTCAGCAAAGTCCTCATGTACTTCTACCTGCCACTCATCGTGAACATTAGCTACTATCCTGGCTTTTAAATTGCTGATACTCTCCTCAAAGAGTAAAAGAGCTTGCTTCATAACTATAGCTCCAGCACCTTGTAGAAGCGTATTAAGTGCTGAATGCTCAGACCTGACAAATATCTTACGGCCATCTAAACCTTTAAGGAATCCTTTTTCAGACGCTGTTGATACTCTTCTCTTAAGATCCCTAAATGATGGTAGATTATCGAAGAATGATTGTCTAAGTCCCGCACCATCTTTTGCACTTCCTCCAACCACGGTCCCAAGCTTCTCATCTCCTGCTCCGTATAGGAGGGCATAGATGAAAGTCTTAGCCTGATTTCTTGATTCAAGTCCTGCAAGTTTTTGATTAGCGGTGTGTATGTCTCCGTTAATAATTTCATTTGTGTACTCCTCATCGTTCATGTAATGAGCAAGCATTCTAAGTTCAAGCTGACTGGCATCAATACCTACCAACTTATATCCGGTAGGTACTGTCCAACACTCTCTACACTCCTTACCATAAGGTGAAGCCAGATTAGGAACCTGTGCCATGTTAGGGTCTCTATGGGTCATCCGTCCTGTAATGGTTCCGTTAGGTACAACAAAACCATGTACACGATTATCATCACCAAGAACCTTCAGCCAAGATTTAATCTGAGCTTCACGTTTTTGATACATCAAGAAGTCTTTAATCAGATCTGCTTGAGGAATGTTCTCAATTTGAGAGAGGGTCTTTTCATTTACTACAGGTCTACCGTTCTCCGTAAACTGCTTAGGCTTCCAACCAAACTCCTGTAGATATTCACCTACCTGTTTACGTGATGCTATATTAAAAGGAACCATAGTCTTTCTGGTTAAGCTGAATAGTCCCGGCATCTGTACAAACTTCTCGTACTCATCAGGAGTTAGTCTAACACCTTTACCTTTAGGATTATCCCAGCTACCAGTCTTAGCTAAGCTACCTGATTTATTATCTTTACGATAAATATACCTCTCATCAATCTTAGGTTTAAAGACTTTCTCAACCTCTTGCTGAGTTGCCGACATCTTCTCACGCATCAACGCCAGTAACATCTCTGCTTTAAACTCATCGAAGTAAAACCCGTAAGCTTCCTGATCTTTCAGGATGCGTGCAGATTCATTCTCAATTTCAATAGACTTAGGATCAAACCCAGCACTCTCCTTTCTGAGAGCATGGTACACCTTAACATTTAAATCTACATCCCGCTTACAATACTCCATCATCTCTTTAGAGTACCGTTCAAACTGATCAAACTCTATCTTAGCTAGGCCAAGACGTTGACCCCACATACCTAGACTATGACCACCTTCCCTTACAGGATTGAACAATCTCGAAAGAACAAGAGTATCTATAATTCTCTGAGAACCTAGTTTAAATGATGTAAGTTTCTCCAAGACAGGAATGTCAAAGCCAATTATATTATGACCTGCCAACACTTCTGCCTTGGATAGCAGCTTAACACCATCTTCTATTTCATTTGGTGAATACTCCCATACTTGATTTGTATCAACATCTTGAATTACTAGACACCATATTACAGAAGCATCTAGACCATCTGTTTCAATGTCAAATAAAAGTTTCATTCAAAAGCCATCTCATCCGAATTTTCAAATTCAACATCAGAATACTCAACCTCAGAAAGCCTACCAGTTTCCTT